CAAAACCGGTTCTCTGACTGCGTTGCCGATTATTGAAACCCAAGCCGGTGACGTATCAGCATTCGTACCAACCAACGTAATCTCGATTACAGACGGCCAAATCTTCTTGGAGACCGACTTGTTCAACGCCGGTATCCGTCCTGCAATCAATGCCGGTATTTCCGTATCGCGCGTAGGTGGTGCAGCACAAACCAAAGTCATCAAAAAACTGGGTGGCGGTATCCGTTTGGCACTTGCCCAATATCGTGAGTTAGCAGCCTTCTCGCAATTTGCTTCCGATTTGGATGAAGCTACACGCAAACAGCTGCAACACGGTGAAGTGGTTACTGAATTGATGAAGCAAAAACAATTCAGCACTTTGGATACAGCTGAAATGGCTTTGACCTTGTGGGCCATTAATAATGGTTCTTACGAAGATGTACCGGTATCCAAGGCATTGGCTTTCGAAGCGGAATTTTTGAGCTTTGTACGCACTCAGCATCCTGGTGTTTTAGAAGCAATCAACGCATCAGGTGCGATGTCCGATGAAAGTGAAAAAGCATTGACCGAAGCCATGAAATCTTTCAAATCTTCTTACGCTTACCAAGCATAAGTATTGAGATGAAAGGAGTCTGAAATGGCAGTCGGAAAAGAGATTCTCACCAAAATCCGTAGTGTTCAAAATACCCAAAAGATCACTAAAGCGATGCAGATGGTGTCAACCTCTAAAATGCGGAAGACTCAGGAACGGATGCGCTTGGCGCGTCCGTATGCCGAAAAAGTGCGGACAGTTATGAGTCATTTGGCGCGAACCCATGAAGATCACGGTATTAAATTATTGGCACCTCATCGTGAAACACGTCGGGTAGGTTTCATTTTAATCACCTCTGATAAAGGTCTTTGCGGTGGTTTGAACGCGAATGTTTTGAAGAAATTCTTAGCGCAAGTCCAAGAATACCAAGAACAAGGCATTGAAGTTGATGTCGTCTGTTTAGGTAGTAAAGGTTTGGTAGCTTGTCAAAATATCGGTTTGAACGTTATTGCCAGTGCGATTAATTTGGGTGATACCCCAAAAATGGAATTGCTGCTTGGTCCATTGACTGAAATCTTCCAACGTTACGAGAAGCATGAGTTGGATAAAATACATTTAGCTCAACGGCTCATTAACCTTCATCAAGCGTTTTCTCTTACGGGTTATGAAAAGTATATTGGAAACCCTAGACAGCTAGAAAACCACTATTTACAGAAATATAATCAAGTGAATAGCGTCCTATCTGCTCTTTGTTCCCTTGCTTTGGACAATCCGGATGATGACGCTTACAAAATCATTTCAGAATATAAAAAAGGCTAGTAGAATGAATCTACTAGCTTTTTCTGTTATGCTACGGTTATTAGTCCGTCTGGTTCTTTTGTAAATGATGGGTTATCTGCAAGCTCTCCGTTTGCGTTCATGAAATACCAACCCTTACCTGACTTGATGAACTCATTAGAAATCATGTTACCACGTTCATTTGTCATATAGTACCAGTTGTTTTTATACTTAACCCAACCAGTAACCATTGCGCCTGAATCGTCCATATAGTACCATTCTGAGCCTACTAGCACCCATTGAGACGTTAAGCAATAACCCTTGCTGTCAAAGTAGTACCAAACATCAGCGATTTTTTCCCATTTATTATAGGGGAATGAACCGTTTGCACGTCTGAACCACCAGCCCGTACTGTCTTTTTTCCATGTTCCAGCGGTCTTTGGTTCTTGCTCTGGTTCATCGTCTAAAAGTACTATATTCTTATCAAATGGGTTGCTTGAGTATTGCCACCATCTGATTCCGTCCATAGATGGAAAATACTCAAAATCTGCGTTTCCATCGTTTAAGCCATATCCAGCAACCCATAGACTATTAGGGAACTGCTCAAGAATTTGTTGATAGTCAATATTATTGAGCGTGAAAGGCTTGTAACTATAATAAATCGGTTTATATCCAGCGTCAGCAAGAATCTGCATAAAGCGTAAACAAGCATTAGTATTGGCTTCTTTGTCTCCGCTTGCGTGGTCTTCATAGTCAAGCACCAAGTAAGGGACTTGAGTAGGTACGTTGTCAAGGAAATATCTTGCTTCTCTTTCTGCTTCTTCTACGTCTCCGCCGAACCAAGCAAAATGATAAAATCCAATTGGTGTAGACTGTTCAATTTGAGCGCTTAAGCATGGATTGATGTAGCTTGTACTTTCTGAAATTTTAATGATAGTGTTAGTTGTTCCCATCGTCTCCAAAAGCCCTGAAATATCGTAGCCGTTATGGCTTGAAACATCTATAAATAAATCATTCTTTTTCATCTTCTTTTGCTCCTTTAAATGCTTCCATTAGTTCCTTTCCAGAATCTAGTTGCTCTGTATATTTTTGTAGTTCCGCTTGTACCCTTGCCGTCATAAATTTTGGAATAAATACACCCATTACAGCTAGATTTTCCATGATTGATAGGGCATAGTATAGATTGATAATAATGAGTAGAATCTGCCCTACCGCCATTGCGTGAATGTAGGTTAAGAAAACGGCTACAAAGTAGTAAAAAATAAATGTAAGGGTGTGTTTGATAACACCTTTTAGCCCTGTCCAGCTATCGGTGACTTTCCACTTCCAAGCCTTGAGAAAACCCGTGATAAAGTCAAATAGAATCAAGATAAATAGAAAAGTGATGTAGTCACCTTTTGCAACGTCTAACATAATATTATATAACATGATTGATAACCTCTAAAAATTTGTTTTTTGTTTCTAAATCCTCATAAATGAGCATATTTTTAAGGTATAGACTTCTTAATGTCTTACCTAGAGCGCTTGCTTTGTTCAAGTAAACAAACCCGTCTTCTACCTGTTCCACTTCCAGACAATAGGCTGTTAGGTTCTTATCGTAACCTTTGGCAATATATACCATGTTGTCAATGTAGTACCCTGTTAAGAAAGTACCGTCACAATAGAAGCTATATAACCTAGATTTTAAGCCCTTAATTTTAGCTATGTTCTTGTCATTCTTTATCTGAAATTCATTGTTAGCAACGCTTTCATAAATGCTTGACTTGCTTAAGAGCTTAAAGAATCCGCTTTCTTTTTCTTCCTCAGTCTGAAAAGCTGAGTGTGGAGGGAATTCTATAAGCGTTGCATATTGTTTCATGTTGTAGAAGCGCTTTCCGCTATCGTCATAAAATTTTAGAAAGGCAAAATAGGGATTGTTGAAATTACTTGCATTTGATAGTAGATAGGCATGGCAACCGTCACGCCTTCGGAATACTGAGAAGATAAAGTTTAGTAGAGCTTCTACCTCGTTATCAAGATACCTCTTTTTACTAGTAACATCTATTAAAACTTCATCGTATAGAATACTCATAACCTCGTCATACTCTGACCCTTTCAAGTCAACCCAAGTAGAAAGGCTCTTTAGGTAACAGACTATTTTCCCGTTTAGAATAATCTTAGTAGAAGACAAGACAAGGATATTTTCTTCATCTTTCATGTTGTCAGCTTTGAAAATAATTTTAGTATGAATCTTACTGGCATCGCTATCAATCACTTCAAAATTAGTAAAAACCTGTTTTAACAATTCAGTAGTAAAAAACTTGTCCTTGTCTATTCTGTCTAGCTCTGACTTATTGCGCCTTAAATAGATAAATTGTTCCCCCTTATCTATAAAGCGCTTGAGTAGATACTTTTTGAGTGCAAAAGTTTTCCCAATCCCACGCCCACCTATAACAAAATTTAGATACTGGTTATAGCTTAGCATTTTTTGCGGATTGTACCATTTTTCTTTTTCTTCGATGGAAATCACTCCTTTCTATTTCATTATATCATACTTTTAAAAATTCGGATTGTTTTTCTTGATGTCAAATAAAATCTTATCGTCTTTATTCGCTGAATAGTTCCAGATTCTAACACCAGACTGAAAAATAGCTTGAATGGCATTCATGTGAGATTGATTCGCTCTTAAGTTTCCAAGGTTAACATTTATCATCTTGATGTAGTTAAACCGCTTTCTGGCTTTCATAACGCTTAAAGCATTATTAGAAAAGATATTGACAAGTACCCCGTAGCATTTGATGTACTCGTTTGCACGGTTCAAGATTTCTTTTTGGGCGATAGATACCTTCCAAAAAACATCGGTCAATAGATGCCCAGATTGGAAAGATAAGTCATTTCCGATTTGTTGCACGCTGATAGGCTGGTTTTGTAAGTCTGCCATGCTTGCGTTGTAAGCTCTTATAGATTGGTCTAGGGCGATTTTTGCTTTCATGTTATTTAAGGCATTAGATTGAGATTTCAAGGCATTGTTTGCATCTGTGAAACCTTGTTCAACTAGTTTATTATTGTATTCACGGTTTGCATTGAAAACTTTCATACCACCAGAAGCTAAACCACTTAGAGCGCCCCCAAGATTTCCGCTTAGTAAGTTACCTGCAACGTTTAGAACTCCACTAGCGCCCTCTGTCCATTGATTGATGTTAGCTGTATCCACGGCATATTGAGCGTTATAGCTCGCCTGTGAGTTAGCCGTTGCCACTTGTTTATTGGATAGGTCAACGCTTTGTTTTAACATTTCCCTGTTCTCTTTAAAGGTCAGTTGAGTGTGTTCCATCTGGTTCTTATGGGTCTGAATATAGCTAGCTTCAGCATCGTTTAAAATAGCAATGCTTTTTCCTGTAACATCATTAAGCCCATACTTGAAATGTTCAGGGTTATTTTCTGCCCATAGTTTCGTATTAATATTTTCTAAAATATTCTTATCTACATAGCTTAGGTTGTTAGCGTTGTTATACTCTAAAAAATTAATATGTACTTGGTTATTATCTCCAAGGCTTCCGTTAACAATAACTTTATACTTGTGAGCCGTGTCAATAGTCCGTGGTAGGTATTGCGGTTGATATACATAACTATTACCGTAAATGTCATACAATTCTATCTCAGTAAATTCACTGTTTAATAGTTGTACTTCTATTTCTAGGTCAGCTTTTCCTGTATATGCTCGTAAGCTATCTTGTATCTGCGTATGGGCAATTTCTAACAAGTTAGGGATTTCATAAACGTTAGGTCGATAGTCAAAGAATCCATCTACTTCTATTAGAAGGGCTTCCACGTCAAAGGCTGTTCTGGTGTAGTCTCCGTTTCCAAGTTGTCTGTCTTCAGTGTCCCCCGTGATTTCTCCGATGTCTCCACCAGCTACGACTTCAGGTGGATAGATAATGCTTTCAATGTTATCCACCGTGTCAATACCTGTTCTTTCAGTTGTGTAGCCACTCCAAGCATAGTTTTGCTCAATAACGTCATAGCTTGAACCATGAACCGCTGAAATAACGGCTGTATGCCCCCAGATATTGCTACTAGTTGGTTTATAGTTTACGATACATCCAACCCGTAAATCAGAAAAAGAAGGGTCAAAGCGTACCTTCCAGCCCACGGCGTCCCAGTTATAATCGCCACCAATATTGCTGGCACTCATTCCCCTTTGTGTATCGCTTCCACTCGCTTGGCGCCCGTTTCCGTCAGGGTTTGGGGTATTGATACCGCCCCCGATATTACAACCACCCAATAGTTGAGAATATAGCGCCACTAGCCCGTAGCACTGCCCAGAGCCTACGCTAGTCCCCACCCTTGATTTAATTTCATTAAGGGCTTTTAGTGTTTGTGTTGCTTCAGTCATATCCTATACCTTTCCTAACTCGTCTTGAACTGTTGAAAGCCATGCATTCGCTTGCTCAATTCGTTCAGATTCTTTGTAGTCTACACCTTCCCAGTTGTTCATAAAATCGCTCGCATTTGCGCTTGCGCTTGCGGTTGAACTAGCTACACGTCTAAAAGTGTCCGCTCTACTTTCTTCATTCATAAATTGAAATTGTAGGTTAAAGTCCCAAACGGATTGACCTTTTTCTTTTGCGTAGGCGATAAGGGCTTCACATCTTGTACCTGTCCACTGTCCAATTCCCATACCTATCCAGTGCTGACCGTCTGACCCTCTATAACCAGCTTCATTTAGTGATATAGTGTACAATCCAGCAAAAGCGCTCCAGCTCCCGACAAGATTTTCAGCCGTTGGGAGTGTTGCCATCTTGTCATACTCATAGCCTGTTGCATAGTCTGCCTCGTACTTCTTAGCTGTTACATTGCTTTCTGCTGAAAAGTTCCCGATGATTCCAGCGATACCTTCGGCGGTTGCGTTTGGTACTAGCTTTTTAATAATTCGGGTTACTAGTCTAACTCTGCTTTCTTCGGTTGAAATGTCCCCTGTTTCGGACGTGCTTCCACCGCTTGAGCTTGTAGATGGTCTATAATTTCGCTGATTTTTGCGCCCAATCTCTGCAACGCTTCCGACAATGTTTGACAAGATTTCTATGTAGGTCTTATCTCCTATTGTTGTTTCCTTGAATTTAACCCCGATGTCACGACTTAGATACATATTGACAATCTGATTCACTGTACTTGCACCCGTGCTACTACTTTGAGTTAAGCCAAACAAATGCTTGTAAAGGTTTTCAAGTGCAAAACTATCATATTTTTTACCTCGAAGGATAAAAGGCTTAGACGCTCCACTTCTTAAACTTACAGGGATAAAAAAATATTTAAAGGTTTTTTGTATTCCTGAATAAGTCATATTTACAGGTCTATTGGCTTTGGTTGTCATTTTGATAGTAGGCTTAGCCACGACTACAAGCCACTCTGTATCTATTCCGACTTCTCCTGCTCTGGTTGCGTACTTAGTACCCACGGAAAAGCCTTGCTGGCTGTCTCGTAGCGCCCACAATTCATTTGGCATGGTCTGCTGTTCTACTTGTCCAATCACGTTTAGCGCCTTCAATTCGTGCTGGTAGGTGTTCCAAACGTCCACCTCGTAGATAATCCGTGTAGCGTCTTCATTAACGTATAGTACATCAAAGACAAAAGCGTAATAAGTACGCCCGTTGTTAATAAAGCGCATATAGGTTACATTTTCATATTTCTCTACCCGTCCAGATACTACAATAGAGCCATTTCTTTGGGTATATTGAAATTTGTCATACTCGTACACAATCTCTATATGAGGGTTCTTTTTAGTAAAAAAATCCTCCATGGCGTCCCTTGTCTCAAAATTTATGACATTAGCATAATCATTCTTAAAAGGGCTTTTTGCATATAACCAGATTTTAGTTGATTCCTTCATTTATTACTCCTTTAAAAATAGGAGGGCTAAAACCCTCCCTTACTGCTGACCTATCTGACCTTGCCCCAGCCATTGACCTGACTTTCTGATTCTGTGAGGGGCGCTAACTGATTTACCTACTGCTGTTGTAGGTTGTCCGCTCACGTCTTTCCAGCCGTCTTTACGCTGTTTGAAGAAACCGCTTTGTCGGTTCAAGGTCTTAAAGATTCCGCTTTTACGGATAGCCCACGGCTTAATAGCTTTTTTAAAATTATTATATAGGAAGATTCCCACAAAAAAGTTATTATCGGGGAACTCTCCATTCGGGTAGCTCACGGCTACATTTAAGGCGCTAGCACTAGAGCGTTCCTCTGGTGCTACGGTAACAGTAAATTCTTGAACTGCTTCATTGTTCTTAATCACTTCATCGGTTGTATAACCGCTAAAGCTCCATACGGTTTTACCGTTTACCTTAATATCGTAGTTAACACGATAACCAGCATTAGAGCTTACCCGTTTACTCCACCAGAAAAGAGCTTTTACTCTAATTTTCGCTGTAATGGAGTTATCGGGGTTCGTTCGTTCTTCCAGCACTTCCACGGATTGACCCCAAAAGCGCATAGAAGCCCAGACTGATGGGTCATTATGCCCATATTGTATATAGGTTGTGTTCCCGTTTGTCATGTAGCCATAGTCTGTATCAGCCTTTGAAAAATGCCAAGCATTAGCATAGGCTTCCGTCCAAGCTGGTACTCCATTACCAAAATTTTCTATTTTAGTGTTGGTACTGGTTGAAAATTTTAATTCTAAAGTCATCAAATACCTCCTGAAAGGTCATTTTCTGTACTTCCATTGTTTGTTCTGATAAAGCTGTTGCCGTCTGGTGTACCGCCAAAGATATTGATATTACCTGTAGCAAGGTTGCGACCGTCTTTAAAGTTCCCTTTAAGTCCTCCAACCCATGCACCTGATTTTTCAAGATTTGAAATCAGTTTTGTTAACGTATCTTTTAAATCATTGTTTTTGGTTGCTTGGTCTTGGAGTTGTCTTTGTAGGTCTTCTTTATCTCGTTGTCTGGCTTCTTTTTCTTGTTCCAGCTTTTCTTTTAAGTTGTTGATTTCACGGATTCTGTCTTGTTTTTCTGTTTCAAGTTTTTCATTGATTCGATTTTCAAGCTCTCGTAAATCTCGCTCAATCTTTTCTTTTAAGTTTCTGATTTGTTCATCAATATAAGGCTTGATAACTCGTTCATAATACTTGTCAGCCTTACCAGTGAACCATCTATCAGCTTCAGCGCTCTCCATGTAGCGCTTAATCAAAAGCGGTACAAGGTTTTCTAGTAGCTCTGTAAGAGCGTTCTTAAAATCTTCAAACTCGCTTTCTAAAGCTACAAAATCATCAAGCAACTGCTTAAATGCACGCTGTAACCACGCTAAAAGCTCGTAAATGGAGTTAGCATTATCAAAGCTGGTAGGAATGGAAGGGATAAGCCCCCACCTTTCCACCCAGTAGGAAGAATAACGCCCTCGATAGTTTCGGAAAAACTCGTCATGAAATTCTTCTGGTGTCATATTTTAACCCTTTCTTATAAATGGTCATAACCTTCATCAAAAGGCTGTGGTACATTTCCGCTTGTAGGTTGTAAGGTAGCGTTTACATCAGCAAACGTTTCTGTTAATGTATTGATTTTCAAGCTAGGTGTATCAGTTGAATTGCAATAGTCAACTCCTGAAATAGCAATACTAGTAGCATTTTTGAAATATAGCGTAATGTAGAAGCCTTCAGCTTTTGGATTAATCCTGATAATAGTGTTGTCTGATAGCTTCTTAGTTATTTCATTGTTATTTAGTGGAATATGAATAAAATGACTGTCATATTTACCATTGTATTCTAACGATAAAATAAATGTACTATATCGCAATTTTTCGCCTTCTACACCAAACTCAGCGTTTAAAACTTCTTCAGCTTTTAAATCATATTGAGAAGCTATTGGTTTTTTAGGAGGGATAACCTTTAAAATCTCCGTTTTAGTAGATTCTACTAGCTCCTTGACCTTGCTATCATTTAATGTTAGCGTATCGCCTGACTTGTCAACTGTTACAAGCTCTCCACCGTTTAAAGTGATAGGGTTAGCGGTTGCACCTGTACCAGTTCCAGCACTACTTCCAAGCTCTTTCTTTAGAGCTTCAGCTTTAGTGTCAATTAACTCTTTTACTTTTGTATCGTTGAGGGTCAAGCCTTCAGCCGTTTTGTCAACGGTTACAAGTTCCCCACCAGATAGTGGAAATTGTGTAAGGTCTTGGCTTACTGTTGCCGTTTTGGTTTGGTTTGGCGCTTCCCCTGTGGTTGTGTGAGCGATTCCAAGGTAAGGCACGTTTGACGCTACTTCATTCACTTTGTCCTTGTCAGCGTTCAAAATAAGGCTTGTATCTCCCTTGTTATCCTGTTTTAAATCAGCAAGTTCTTGCTTACCTTCAATGGTTAGGCTCTCAACTCCTTGATGGCGTTGAAATTTGATAAGTGAGTGAATCCCTTGAACTTTTTTAGTTGTTTTTGCCATTTGTTTTCTCCTTGTTAGTTGTATTTTCAATTTTGATTGAGTTTGGATAGAGTTCTTTCAAGGCTTCCAAGTATTCAAGGAAGCGTAAAAGTAAAATATCTTTACGTCCTAGCTTTTTCTTGTTAGCAATTAAAAGTGTGTAGCCATTGTGTTTCTTGTATTTCTCTAACTGGTCTTTAAACGTTAAATAGATACAATCACAAACGGTTGAAACACGGGCGCAAGACTGGTCTGTATCGTCTCCATGCCCCATGACTTCAATGTTTAGTGTGTCCTCTGTCTCGGACAAGTTAATAATTATCATAAATGTTCATGTCCTCTTTCTGCTGTCATGATGGTACGCTGTACCCCTTTTCTGTCATTTGTAACAGTGATGTCAAAGGTTGCCCAATCGTCCAGAAATTGCTGACCGTGAATAGCAACCCGTCCATCTTTAAAACCTGATAGCGCCATCTGATAGTTAGGAGTAACAATAACCCCGTTGTCCCAATGGGTCAGCTCGTTTACTAGTGGAATCCGTGAGAAATAGTTATTATCATCTATCACTCTGCCAAAGCCTTTAAGCTTGCTCTTGCTGTTGAGCTTTTCAAGGCTATAATAAGCGCCTACAATCTTAAAGCGGATATATAGAAGGGCTTTAGTAGATAGTAAAGGCTTGTAGCTCTTTCTTATCGTCCAGAATGTTTCATTTTCAATACTTTCAAAATGATAACTGATAGGCTTTAGCTTTAGCCACAACTTGGACAAATCGCCTAGTCTCTTACTTGCTGACTTGATATAATACAAACCATCTTCAGCATAGGCAAAATCCTGAAAGCTGAAAAGCGTGATTTCTTCTAACATACTATCATATTTTAGTATTTTAGCATTTGATAAATCTTTCATCTATACCCCTTTCTAAAAGACTTGTAAAAATAGCTTGTCACAAATGTTGAAAATCTGAAATTGAATGTCTTTCAATTCTGCGTTATTTTGTAAACGCTCAGCAAGGCTTGAACCGCTCCAACCTGAAACATTGCTTTTTGTATCAGCATTGTTTTTCTGGTGGTTTTCTACCAAGTTGTCAGCGTACTCTATAACCCCGTAGCGCTCAGTAAATACAATTTCCTTGCGCTCCTGTGGTGTGGTATTGGCTATCTGTAAGGCTTGCCCATCTGCTTTCTGGTTGCCTACTGTGTCAATGTTCATGGATTGATTTAATTCCTTGATAGCCTTGTTTCTGATTTCTGCAAGATACTTGAATAGATTGAAACACTCATTGTTTAGAACGTCTTCCAGTGCTACCTGAAAGCGTGCGAAAGTCTCAAGTCCAATCTCCCTGTTGTAAAAGTGTTTACAAAACTCTTTCTTGAAATTTTCTGAAACTCCGTCTACTAGGTGCATATCCTTAAACAGTTCATTATATGTATCATCTATAATGGCATTATAATGTAGAAAATTGCCGTTTTCATCAACTGCCAACCCGTCTAGTTTTCCTGTTACAGGGTTACTGTATCGGGACTTTAGAAAGGTTGCAATGGTTGCTGTGGTGTTATTCTGGGTCAAAGACTGCACCCCCTTGCTCTGCAATGTCTAACGCTACTTTGTCAAGGTTAAATTGCTGAATAGTCTCAGCTGGCTTGACGGATATTTCTAGCCCGTAACATTTATTGATAAGGTCAACCGCTTTTCTGCGTGACTTCCAGCCTACTTCGATATTGGCTGAGATAACCCCATTATTAGAAATAGCTTCAGATACTACTAGACGCTCTTTTTTATCTGATGGGTTGTTATTGATACCAATAAAAGTCAGTAGTTGATTCATAACCCTTAACTTTTCATCGTGTAGCTTATCCAATAGAAAAGGAGCGTCCGTCCTGAATACTTGGATATAGTCAGACAACTGTTTAAAGCTATCCTGTCCATCTTGGTCTTTCTGTTTGTTCAAATAAACCACGGGTTCAAAGTTAGCAATCTTATTAAAGATATTTTTCATAGATAACACGCTATTATTGTCTACAAAGATAAAATAGGGAGTTATCTGAGCGTTTCTATTTAATTGAATAGTCAGTTCAATATCTGCCAATTTCTCGCAAAATAACTCAAGATAGCCAAGGTATGGCTCATAAAAATTATTGTTAGGAATCACAATACAAGGTTTTTTGATTGTCTCTGGGTTCTTTTCATGTAAATCTGAAATAACTCTAAAATCGTTTTCCGTATAAGCAATTTCCATCTGCTTAAAATAGTTCATACTAGAAGCATTGACTGGCTGATAGCTCAACGGCTGGTCGTAGTGGTTCAACCGTTCGCCCCTTGTCCCTCCTTGAGCAATAAAGCCAAACGTATCATCATTAAAAAATGAGACGTGACCGTTTTCAATCAGCTTTTTTTCTATGAAAAGCTCGTCAATATCGTTTGGCAAGCCCTCCCATGTAAAATAGTTAACTACAATATTATAGAAATAATTGAAATAAAAATCATAAAAGGCGATACGGTTACGCTCTACTGTTTCTTTGTTTAGCTCAATCTTGCCAAGATGTCGCTTGTAATTTTTGTAGCTCATTTAGTCCCCTTTCATATTAGAAAAAAGGCGGGCTATTGCCCGCCCTCGGTCAGTCTTTAGACTTCCTCTGTGTACCAGAAATGAATATTTTCAAATAATGAAAGGCTAGTCAAGTAATGGTGGTGGTAGAAATAGTTATAAGTCATGTTGCGAGGGTTTCGGATTGATTCCATGTGCACCAATTTATCCTTGTTAATGATAGATTTAGCTGAAATCAAGAAAGCAACTGGCTTACGTCCATTGTTTGCACCAGCACCTGTAAATTTTTCAAAATCATCAACTACAATAGTGCGAGCCAAAACGCTTGCTTTGTCCATGTTGAAAGCGTTAGCAAGCAACATATCCAAATGAGTTGAAAATTCTGCTGAAATGACTAGGTACTGGTCTTCAATCGCTGTCATGTTCGGTACACCAACAGGATTGTTAAACTGTGTACGGCTTGGGATTGTAAAGCGTTTAGATTGATTGATGAGTGACTGGTTAAAGTCTACCACAAAATCAGATTTGCTTTCGTCAATCTTAGTACCAGCAACTGTGATAGTTTTAGCTGTACCTTTCAAGTCAGTGTAAGCAACTTCAGCAAGTGATTTCTCAAGTACACCCTTGATTGCTTGGTACTCGTCAAGTGTATCTGATGAAAGAAGAGACGTAAACATTTTATCTACAAATTCATCAAACGCCATGTCAGAAACAAAGGCTTTCTGAATCCAAGCACGCTCAAACGTGCGCTCGTAGTAGTTCTCATTGTTCAAAGTATGGTAGAATACTTCGATGTCTGTATCAGCAAATTTGAACGGGCTGACGTCTGATTTTGCGTCATAAGTTTTCTTTTCAGCTGGGTGTACATAGATTTCTTGCAATGTGTCCCCGAACTCAAACGTCTCAGACTTGAAAATAGCAAGTGGATTCTCATAAGTGAGCGCCTTGATAACGGTTGAACCAATACGATTTACAAGGGCTTTGAAAAACTCATTTGCGTGCTTTTCAAAATCCTGATAAGGTACGGTAGCGTGGTTAATGCGTGCGCCTTCAAGTACAGGAATATCAGCCTGATAGTCAGCACTTGCACGGGTGCGGATAGAGTTCAACAGGTCAATGTTTGAAATGTTCTTTCCTGTGGTGTTTGATAAGAAAGTGGTGATTTTATTAGCCATTCTATTCTTCTCCTTCTTCTACCACGTTTTCGTGGTTGATGTTCATTTCTACCCCTTCTACTTCAGTAGCTGGGGCTTGCGCTGGGTAGTTTGGTACTTCTTGCGCTGGTGTGTCAGCTGGCATAGTTGCTGGCGGTGTGACTTCTTCGATTGTTTCTGGTTCATCTTTTAACGCTTCAAGCGTGTTGTTTGGATACCAGTTAATGTTTTTAGAAAACTGTTTCATTTTCCTTTTTCCTTTCTATTAAATAACAGCATTGATTGCTGATACTACGCTCATGTCTTCATTAGCCTTTTTCATGATTTCATCTTGCGCCCCTAAACGACGGTATAGTTCGTTATTAGCTGAACGTAATTCGCCGTTTTTCTTGTTTAAGCGCTCAACGTCTTCATTCAAGACTGAGACGGTTAAATCAACTTCGCCCACAAAATCCTTGATGTCCATCAAGTCCGTTGTTAGGCTTTCAATTTCTTCATCGTTCCCGACTTTAGAAATTGCATTGTTTAGGATTTCTAAACACTCTAGTGAGGTCATAGCCCTCTCCTTTCAATTTTTAAACAAAGTATATCATACTTGACAAAATAAATCAAGTATGATATAGTAAAATTTGTAAGGCTTTTCAAGGTTTGTCTAGTGCTGGGTAGATGGTTACACCTCAAGGGGTGCTATCCAGTACAGGTCATTCTAACCAACTGACTTTTCAAACCATGAAAAACGCTTTATAATTGGCGCTTTCCTTTAGGAAGGCGCTTTTTTATTTTCCAAATAATCCAGCAAAAGGATTCACGGGTTGAACTTCTTCAAGTGTTAGCACGTCTTCCACCATGAGAGCATTTAAGCGGAAAAAGTCATTTCCATTGTCTCCACCCTCTACAAACATGATGGCAACGTGTACAGGGATTTCTGTTTTGTAGTTAGGGGTCTTTTTAACTGTGATTTCTCCTGTTTCTGGGTTCACGTCTTCATAAGATACCCCAAAGCTCACTTCTTCAAAATTTGTTTCACTTGTGAAGATTTTCACATTTTCAGTTGCTTTTACAATAAAGTAAGGTTTAGCTTCTGGGTCTTTTTCAGTGTCTGGTGTGTAGAGTTGTAGACCAAAATCTGTCAACTTTTTAGCGTCTTCTTCAGTTGCTGGGACAAGGTAAACCGCTTTAGTAGCTTTCTTTTGCTTGTATTTTCCGTCTGATTTGTTTGATGTTGCTGTGATAGTAGCTAGTGCTACAACTGTGTCAAAGTTTTCATGTTTTGCTTGTTTTTTAGCCATTTTGTTTATTCTCCATTTGTTGATTTTAAAAATTTAAGTGGTGCGATGATTGTATTAAGATTTTCTAAATCGTTTTCACGGTTTTTTGATTTCTCGTAACAATCGTAAAGAGAATTAGAAGATAATTCAAAGATTTTATTTTCTTCTAAATAGGTGCATAGGTTGTAAAAAGCATTGATTGAAATTTTATCAAATTCTTTTGAAACAAATTGATAAAGCGCCATGATGTAGTTAAAATCTTCGTAAGCATAATTAGCCTTTAAAAACGATTTTAAAAAGATGATGTTTTTAGGTGCATTGCTAGACTTTTGAAAGTAATAACCCTTTTTATTTTTAACCTGTTGCGTTTGTAATAATTTTTTGAAAAAGGAACGATAAACCAAACATACAAAACCATCAAATAAGATAGTCTGATTCTCTGATTTTAAAGGTTGTTTCATAAATAAGAGTTCCCCCCTTTATCTGCTTACTGGCACGCTTGCCCTCAAATGTTGCACCTATGACAAAGTTTTCAAAGGTTATTTTTTCTTTGATTTCTGGGGTCATTCCAGCGCCCTTAACGTCTAGGTGTGTGCTTCCGTCTTCTTGTATTAGTTCTTCTATGTAGAGCTTTGAGCGTAGATATTTTGCTTTTACGGCTCGCCCTTCATGCGCCCACTTGCCAAACTCTGATGGGTCAATGTCAAGTACAAGGCTGTCAGAATGAAACAAATGCAAGCTATCTGTATCAGCATATAGAAAATTATCGTAATTTTCCTGAGCGTTTGAGATAATAAAGTGACGGGCAATAGATGTTACAAAGAGCGCCACGGGTGCATAAACGGGTTGAACGTCTTCTTCATCGTCATTTTTAAAGCGTAATATCCCTTTATTATCCAGATAGGCTAGTTTCTTAACAGATATGATTTTAGCCCCAAACTTGCCATAAAGACTATTAAGCATGATTTTAGCTTTTTGCTTTTCGGCTGGGCTTTGAGCGTTTTCTTTCTTGTATCTGTAAGTTGTGATATAGTCATCAAATAAACCTGATTCTACCTGAAATTCAAGAGTTTCAACGTACATGATGGAGCTGTCATAATGTTTTAGAAATAGGTCAAGGTCAAAGTTAGTCAAATATAAATCTATAACCTCGTTTCTGGAGGTTGTTACATAGTCGCTAGTTCTGACCCCGATTCTTAAAGCGTCCAATTTGCGCTTAATTTGTATAGTAGGAAGGTAGCCACGCTTTAAATCAAAATCGGCTTTAATATGATAGATATAATAGTAGCCTTCTTTTATCTCTTTTGGTTTTCCCTTGTAGCGTTTAGGTATTCCGACTGGTAAAGGATTTTGTAGCATGGTTGCTGGGTACATACTGTTGATGTCATAGATATCTATCAACTGTTTCAAGGTTCGCCCCTGTGTTTTAGGGTTTGCGAACGTCCAGCCCCCACGGTATGCTTTACGGCAAAAATCGTCCACCTTTTCGTCTAGTATCGGGAAAAAGTCTCTAAACTTCCTTTTTGACTTCTTAAAAATCCGTTTAAATTCTGTTAGCGCTTCACTAGCTGATGTATATTTTGAGAAATTTTCTTCATAATACATGGCATAGATACCACGGGCAAGAATTGCAACGTCTACATGAATGTAGTCAATCCATTCTGATTTGATTTCATCTGGCTTTGACTTTAGAAGGGGCGTTGTCCCTTTAGCTATTGGCATTTTGAAAAGTCCAGCCATTGTCGCAATGGAAAAGTTAAGGATTTTTAGGGAGTCTCTAAAAGTTAGAGTAAAGTCTGGGAACTCTAAAGTGATAGAATACCAAACACCCATGTCATTGATAAAATAAGTGCATTCAATATCATTATTAAGAAAGAATGATAACAAGAAAGAGCCGTCAAATTTTAGGTTGTGAAAGAAAATAATAAAATCATCTTCGCCTGTTTCTGTGTAGGTCTTGTCTAGGTCAAGATAGAGCGCTTTTAGAAAGCCTTCAAGGCTTGTATTTACCTTAAATGTATCTAGCTTGTCATAGTCAATAACCTTGGCAAAACAAGATAGCCATACCTCTGTTTCTTCCTCGTTTGTAGTTGTTTCAAAGTCGCCTGCATAATAGCAAGTCACTTCTTACCTCGTTTCTTTCGTCTGCGTGTGTCTGCCACAAATTGCTTAGAAAACTTGTCTACATTATCAAGGATTTCACGGGCTAAACTATCCTGAAATTCAAAAGCTGTGTCCTTACCATCTGTGTCTACAAACACCATCACATTATCAAATGAGACTTTATCAGAAGCCCCACCCGTAAGGAAAGCCCCAAAGTTACTGGCACTCATTCTCCTTATGCGTGAAATCATTTGTCTAAAGGCTTTTTCTTGCGCCTTGTTTCCTGATTCTCTGGTATTGTAGTGCATTTCTTCCAGTGCTGAGATATAGCGCTCTTTAGCTTCTCTGTCACGTTGTGAGCGGTATTCTTTGACCTCTTTAGCTGAGTGAAAGCGGTTCAAGTCTGAGCGTTGAGAACTGCGAAAGCCTTGCGTAAGTTTTTCAGTTGAAAACTTATCGCCATACCAAGCCTTAGCTTTTTTCACATAGTCACTAGTGTAAACATGGTTTCCGAAAACTTGTGTCCGTCCCTTGCCTTTTACCTCGTTGTAGGCTCTTTCTAGCGCCTTGTCA